ACAACCCTGCAACCCACGCCGCGCCCCGCGCCATTGGCTATACGCTCCTCGGAGATGCCATTCGCTTCCCCGAAGACACCGACCTGCCAACCACCGTCTGGGTCAACTACCGCGTCCGTCCGACCGAATACTCCGCAAGCAACCTCACCGCGACCGTGCCCGCCGTCATCGCAAAAGCTGTCGCACTCATGCTGACCTCGGACCTCCTCACCGAAGACGGACAACTGGACAAGGCACTCGCCATGGAACAGATGGCCGAGTCCGAGCTGATCTCCCAGCGCGACAAATATTACTTTCAGCAGGGCCAACCCTCCATGTGGACCGCCCGCGTCAACCAATACTAAAAACCTATGCACCCTAACGTCTCCCTCACCAACTTCCGCACCAAGATCGTGCGCTTCACGCCAGTCGTTGACACCTCGGCCTATGCCGCCGGTGATGTCCTCTTCGACACCACTGCCGTTGAACTCAGCAGCAACGCCGCAGCCGCCGCCCGCGGCACCATCCTCACGGCCAGCATCATTGACCGCGACGATGAATCCTCGCAGACCATCACGCTCTACTTCCTGCGCAGCAACGTCAGCCTCGGCACGGTCAACGCCGCGCCCAGCATCTCCGACGACAACGCCGCCGAGATCCTCGGCACCTGCACCGTCACCACCGGCACCGACTTGGGCGGCTGCAAATACGGCGAGACCAGTGGCCTTGTGCTGCCCTTTGAGCTGCCCGCGCAGACCCTCTTCGTCGCCGCCACAACCGGCGGCACGCCGACCTTCACCGCCGCCAGCGACATCCGCGTGCGCCTGAGCATCCAGCTAGAGACCGCAGCCTAAGACTCCATGCCGCTGCCATTTTCCAGACGCGCCAGCCAAACGGCGCCGAGCTTCTCCCGCGACTTCGCGGGCTTGAAGACGCTGGATCATGGTGTCGGCCCCGCCATCACCTTCACCAGAGCCAGCAACGCCACCTACTTCGACGCGGCTGGCACCCTGCAAACCGCCGCCAACGACACGCCCCGATTCGACCACGACCCCGCGACCGGAGCGTCACGCGGGCTTCTCATCGAGGAGGCGCGGACGAATCTGCTTATTCGCAGCGCAGAGTTTACTGACGCAACTTGGACAAAAACCAACGTCACGGCTACGGACGGCCAATCAGCCCCAGACGGCACGACCACCGCTGATGCCATTTTGGAAACCGTGGACAGCGGCATCCATGAAACCCGCCAGTCTGTTTCCATCGCTGCAACCGCAACGCACACATATTCAGTGTTTCTAAAAGCTAATGGCAGAAACTTCGTAACTGTATATGTGAGAGAAACGGCAAACAGTGGTGCAACTTATGCCAGTGTTGTGGTTGACTTGTCAGACGGAAGTATATCGGGTTCTCCTGTTGGCACCGCAACCGTCACAAGTGTTGGCAATGGATGGTATCGCGTCGCGGTTTCTGCAAGTATTGATGCAGGCACACGCTTTGCGCAGATCCGCTTGCGCGAAGACGCCAGCACAACGTCTTACGCAGGCGACATCACCAAAGGCATCCTCGCATGGGGCGCCCAATTAGAAGCAGGCGACTTCCCCACCAGCTACATCCCGACGACCACCGCCGCCGTGACCCGCGCAGCGGATGGAGTTTCCGTCACGCCCATCTCGTCGTTTTACAATACGGCTGAAGGCACCATGTTCGCGGAGGTTCAGTTTCCGTATGCCAGCGCGGCTTACGCAACGGCAAATCGTATTTTGAATTTTGGCACCAATGGAAGTGGCAACAACCAAAACGAAATACGGTTCAACCAATCTGGCGGCAACCAACTAATGTATTTGCCTCAAGACGGCGTTGGCACCGCAGCACAGATAAACTCAACCACCGTTGCCGCTGGAGACACCGTCAAACTCGCCGCTGGATATGCGGTGGACAACTTTGCCTTCGCCAGAGCCGGATCACTTGTCGGCACGGACACCAGCGGCACGGTCGCAACCACCCAGACGCACATGGTCATCGGTAGTCGTCGCATCGCCAACAGCACCGACACCGCCACGGCGTATTACCGCAAGATCGCCTACTGGCCAAAGCGCCTCACCAACACGCTCCTCGAACAGCTAACGACCTAATGCGCCCGCTGCTCACCATCTTCGCCCTCGCCCTGTCCGGCTGCCTCACCGCGCAGCAGGAGGTCAACGACTGTTTGCCCGCGGCGATTGCGGCGAAGGTGAAGATGGAAGCTAACGGCGTGCCGACAAAAGTGCTTATCGTCCACTGGAACGAAAATGGCAAAGAGCGCGGGCATGCTTATGCCGTCTTCCGCTACGGCAAGAAGTTCGCCTACGACAAGAACTTCGGCTCCATCCCGCTGACCAGTGGCGAGGACGGGCCGCAGTGGGAGGCTTGGGAGGCCAACCTAAAGCGCGGGCACCGTGGCGAAATCAAAGAAGCCTACTATTTGAACCATGACGTATCTACAACATCACTTTAGCACCGTTGAACGCGGCGCCCTCGGCACCTTTGCCAGCATCGGAAGCGCCGCCGTCTCTCTCGTCTCACAGCTTGAGGTCTACCTCCGAGTCGCCGGCCTCATCGTTGGCCTAGCGGTCGGTGTCGTCACCTTAGTTTCGGTCCTTCACGACCTAAGAAAAAAGCAGAAGCAAAAATAATATGCGTAACTGGAAAACAACCACCATCGGCATCCTGACCATTATCATCGCCATCTCCACCGGCACCAAGGAATACCTCGCCACGGACGCACTGCCCGACCTCGGCTTGATCGTCGCTGCGATCCTCTCCGGCTGGGGACTCGTCCAGGCCAAGGACAACACGGCTCGCCTCTAATGAAATGCCGCCCGCAGTTCGCCTTCGGCTTGGCCATCGCACTCATCCTTGGTGGATGCGTGACCATTCCTCTTCCGCCGATGGACGGCGAGAAGACGCAGGCCGGCGACTGGGGCAGTATCAAGATCATGGTCACTTACGTCCCGAACATCACAAACCTCTACAACTCCTACAAGGAGTGGAAAAAACCCGAACAATGAAAAACTTTCTCGAACGCCAACTCGTCCGCCTGCTGCTTTCGCGCGGCGGTCCCCTGCTCCAAAAGCTGGTCACGGCTGCCGCTGCCGCTGCCCTGACCTACATTGCCGCCAAGTCTGGCTTGGACATCCGCGCCTTGGGCGTGAACGAAGCGGTCATCGCCGGCATCATCTGGGGCATTCTCGACATCGCCGTCACCCGCCTTCCGGCGAACATTATTAAAGACTACGGCCGCCAGATCCAAGCGCTTCTCAACGCCCACGGTCGCGGAGTCATGCTCAAAGAAGACGGCTTTGTCGGCCCCGTCACCGTCGAAGCCGCCGCCGCCGAACTCGCCAACCCGCGATGATCCCAAAGAACCGACCACAACAAAAGCGGATCGACACTGAGCGCCAGCTAAAGAGCGCCGGTGTCAGTGATCCGGTGTGCTTGGTCGGCATTCGCGGCTACTACCGCGACAGCATGGGCGCGAAAGGCAAGAACGATGTCGGACTTTTCGATGACGCCATCATTTTGATCTCCCCCAACGCTCACATTGCGTGGAACGCCAACGTGGACCCGACGCGGCTTGGATGGAACCCGAAGGTCCGCAAGCCAATGGCGCAGCTCAAGGCTGGCGTCTATCGCTACAAGATCGGCAAGCACGGCATCCGCACCGGCAAGCCCTACACCGCCTTGGTGCAGGCCGGTCCGGTGACAGTGCATCGCGGCGACAAGGAAGAGACAGGGTTTTTCGGAATAAACATCCACGCCGCCGGCCGCACGACATCCTCGGAAGGCTGTCAGACCGTCCCGCGTGCTGGCGGGCAATGGGATTCGCTGATTGCCACCGTGCAGTCGGAGATGAAGCGCAACAACGCAAAAACTCTTTCTTACGTTTTAACCAGCAAATCCTAAAACACTATGGCCAAGACAATCGGACAATTAACCCAAGCAACCACCCTCGCATTCGGCGACGAGTTCGTCATCGAGCAGAGCGGACTGACCAAGCGTGTCGCTGCCTCCGTTGTGCGCGGCGGGCTGGTCAATGCGGACATTGATGCGGCGGCGGCCATTGCCTTCAGCAAGCTCGCCGCGCTCGACAGCGCCAACATCCTTGTTGGCAACGGAAGCAACGTGGCAACCAAGGTTGCTGTGACTGGCGACGTGACGATCAGCAATGCCGGAGTGACGGCGATTGGTAGCGCGAAGGTGACGCCGACGATGCTGACTCAGCCGCTTACGCTGGCAACAGCGCAAAACACGACCAGCGGCACCAGCATCGATTTCACCGGCATTCCGTCATGGGTGAAGCGGATCACGGTGATGCTTAAAGGCGTAAGCACAAGCGGAACGTCGCAGCCGATTATTCAGCTTGGGTCGAGCACACTTACAACAAGCGGCTATCTCTCGGCCGGCGCGTTTAATGCTGGGTCTAGCGGCGTTTCGTATAATTCGCTGACCTCGGGCCTGACATTAGTCGGAGGGAATGTCGCGTCGGCCTTCCACGGCCATGTTGTCATCACAAGTTTTGGAAGTAACGCATGGGTGGCGTCTGGCGTTTTTTACGACGAGTCTGGGTCAATTTACACAACGGGAGGATCGGTCACGCTTGCCGGCGCTTTAGACCGTCTTCGCCTTACCACTTTCAACGGCACCGATACCTTCGACGCAGGCTCGGTAAACATCATGTATGAAGGCTAACCGCTAATGCCCTTAGAAAGCCCCATCCTCCGCGACGGCGATGCCGGATTCGCAGGCTATGCCTCGCGCATCAATCCGGTCGCGTTACCTGCTGGCATGCTCCAGCTCTCGGAGAACATGCGGCTTGATCGCGGCGTGGCGGTGACGCGCAAGGGCGCCAAGCGCATGGCGGATGCCATCAGCGTGGCCTCATCGCCGCTCACGGTTCCCTTTGTGCTCAACCCTGCGCCCAACGCGCCGGTGGTGCAGAGCGTTTACAGCGGCGGCATCTTTGCGGCCAGCGTCTATCGCTCGCCCGACCAAGTGCAGTCCGCCGAGATCGTCGTGCTGGCGGGCGGCGACCGTGGCTACACGATTCTCTTGGACGACAACCAGTCCTTTGCTGGCGTCTGGTCCGGCGGTTTCCTTGTCACCGATGCCGGCGAGGAGATCGTGGACGAGGATGGCAACTATCTTGTCATCAGTGTGCTGCCGCAGGAGCTGGCCTACCCGACATCGCCGGATGAGATCATCGAGCCGACTGATACGGTTTCCATGACGCAGGCCAACGACCGCCTCTACCTCTTCCGCGAGGCCGACGCGGCGCGCCCTGGCTGGGTGGTCAAGAACGTGACCGCCGGCGGCATCACAGTGGCATCTACTACGGCGACCGTCAACCTCACCGGCCACGGATTCCCCGCTGGCGCCCGCGTGCGCATCGAGGGGAGCAATGTTGCTGCCTTCGACGGCGTGGAATACGACATCGCCACGTCCTCAACGAACTCCTTCACGATCACCGTGCCGAGCGGCACCGCGACCGACGCCACAACCAGCGGGCGCACCGTGCGCCGCGTGAAGGCGCCGCTCTACTGGGACGGCGTCACGACCGCCTTCGTCCGCAGCCCCGCCGGCGTGCCGACCGGACTCTCGGCGACCTACAAGACCATGCGGTCAACGGCGTGGGGCACCTACATTAACAACCGGCTCGTCCTGCCGGACGGCAAAAACAACGTGCTGATCAGCGATATTCTGGACGCCAATACCTACGATGCCTACTGGCAGAGCTTCCGCGCCGGTGCGGGCAGCAACGACTTCGTCGTCGCGGTGCATCCTTGGGTCGAAAACAGCTTTCTCGTCTTCTGCCGCAAGAGCATCTGGCTTGCGGAGGTCAATCAGTTCGCCAGCGTGGACGGCGCCTCTACGGCCATCGACACCGCTCTCTCCAAGCTCACGCTCCTCACCGATGAGGTCGGCTGCGCGGCCCGCCGCTCCATCGCCACGGCGGGGCAGTTTGTCTATTTCCTGAGTGACTCCGGCGTCTACCGCCTCGACAGCCGCCTCGACCTTAAACTTCGCGGCGACACCAAGCCTCTCTCGGACCCGATTGCCAACCAGCTTGAAGACCTCAACGCCAGCTTGGTCAAAAACTCAGTCGGGCTTTGGTATTCCAACCGCTACTACCTCGCCGTCCCGCTGGCCGGTGCCGACAACAACAACGGCGTGTTTTTATACAATGCGCTGAACGACCAGTGGGAAACCCGCGACATCTACGCTTTCGGCGTGGATGACTTCGTCGTTGCAACCCGCGCCAATGAGCGCCGTCTCTTCGTCAGTAACAAGGCGGGCAAGCTCATGCTCCTCGACGAGATCGAAGAAGGCGACCAGTCGCCGGACGCGCAGGCCAATGTGGTCACGCCGGTTCCGGGCCGCATCAAGACCCGCCGCTACGGCATGGGCAGCATGTCAACGAAGCGCTTCGTCCGCTCGCTGGCCGATGTGGTGCTGCCGGATACCGCCAGCGTCACAGTCAAAGCAATCACGATCAACCCAGATGCCGAGATCACGCTGGTCCCAGGGCAGACGAACACCAGCGGATTGTCGGAGGACTACACGCTCAAACAGCCGATCCGCGCCAAGGCACACTACGCCGAACTGGAATTTCTAACCACGGCCAACCGGCCGGAGATCCGCAACGTCTCAATCGAAGCCGCCGGCCCGAGCCTGCCGCCGACTGAGACAAGGAATGCAGCTTAACAACTAAGGAGAACTAATATGGCAACAGTGACAGCAGGATACACATGGACCAGCGGCGAGACCGTGACACCGGCGAAACTTAACTCGGCGGCTGCGCCGACTGTGGTGGTGGCGGACAATGAGATCACCACCGCGAAGATTTTGGATGCGAATGTGACGGCGGCGAAGCTGGCCAGCAATGCGGTGGAGACCGCTAAGATCGCTGATGATGCCGTGACCAACGCCAAGCTCTCGCTGGCCGCCAATGACGGTGAGATCAAGAAGGCAATCAATGCGGACAACTCACCGCCGGTCTATGCGTGCAGGGCTTGGGTGAATTTCAACGGAACGCGAAACGCGACGGACACTGGAGCGTCCACTAACGGAGCAAATGTTTTTATCCGCGCCAGTGGAAATGTGGCCAGCGTTCTGAAAAATGGAGTAGGCGATTACACGATCACATTCACCACGGCCATGCCGGATGCAAACTATGCAGTTGTGTGTGCGTGCAAATTTCCTGCCTACACGGGAGGAAGTGAACCGCAGATTATTATTATACCAACGGTATTAAGCAGTTCTTCAGCAAGATTCTCTGCTGGCAACAGTTCTGTGGCTGGAATGAACGACATGGACATCGTGACCGTCGCCATCTTCCGATGACCCCATGGCAAAAGGCAAAAGCATGGCACGACGCCAACGTCACGGACGAGAGCTTCGAGGAAACGCTCGGATGGCATCTCACGCACGGGCTGGTCTACTCGACGCCGGAGGTCTTTCTCTTGGCGCGTCAGGTATACTGGGATGCGGAGCAGGAGGAGATGCGCGATGACGGCGAGCCGAATGCTTGGTTCGTGGAGCTGGCTGCTGCTGCTGGGCATGCAAACCCTGTGCGGCAGTTTATGCGTGTGGCGAGTCGGCCGCAGCAGTGGGCGCTTTGGTGCCGGCACAACAGTTTTGAAATCAAAGCCCATGACTGGGCGAAACTTGCAAGAAAGGTAGGGCTATAATTATGGGAGGCAGCAGCAAAAAATCCAAGAAGCCATCGGTGCAGCATGCGCCGCTGCTCGACTACAATGCGCTCATGCGCTCGGCTAACGAACAGGCGGCGGCATCAGCCCGCGCGCAGGTGCAGGCGCAGATCGAGGCGTATCCGCAGCTTGAGGCATTGCAGCTCGGGACGATCCAGAAGATCGCTGGCAACCTCAACAACGAATACACGCAGGCCGCCCGCGGGGACATCAACCGTGTCTCCGGCCTCGGCAACATGCTGGCCGACCAAGTGGG